TTCTGCACCCGGTTCAGCTGCAGGCGCTGCTCGAAGGCCAGCCACTCCCGGCGCAGCGTCTCGCTGCTCGCCGTCTCGGTGAACTGCATCACAAGGCCACCACGCACCGTGTCCCGGCAGATGCGGCCGTGGATGTTCTTCACCCGGCCGTCCTTGGCTTCCATCTCGCGCAGCAGAAGGATCTTGTCGCGCACCTCGGTGCTGATCGCGAACTGGCGGTACCAGCGCGCCATCGCCACATCGGATGCCACCCGGTGGCCACGCTCAGCCGCCGGGCGGTGGTACAGCGGCGCCAGTGCGGCGCGCATCAGGTCACCGCTCGCAGCGGCCAAGCTCTTCAAGTAGCCCATGGGGCCCTCCTTCAGTTCAGGGCCAGCGGCGCACCCGCGCCGCTGCCCAGCAGATCCGACCGCCCCACCTGCCGGCTGGTCACCACGGCAGGCGCGTCCTCCAGGCCGCGCGTCACCAGCGCGTAGATCGCCGCGCACAGCGCATCAAACAGGTCATCGCCGATCTTCTGGTCGGCCATCTGGAAGCTGCTGTAGCTGGCCTTCGTCGGCAGCGCCTTCATGTTGCCCAGCTGGCGCACCAGCGCCAGCCAGTCGGGGTGCTCACGCTCATAGCCGGTGTCCACATAGGGGATGGCCGCGCGCCCGTGGTGGAAGGCCTCGCGCACAGCGCTCGCCATCACGTGCTTCGTCATTCCTTCAAACCGCATCGGCGCAAAGGCCCACTGCGACCAGGTGCTGGCCGTGCTCTGGCCGTCGCCCACCAGCTCGCGGTTGACGTGCGTCAGCCCCTTGCGGAAGAGATCGTCGTTCACCGCCGTCAGCATGCCCACGCCGTAGGCGTCGCCGATGGCGTAGTCCGGCCGGAAGTAGTCCCACAGGCTCACCAGGTCGCGGCGCAGCGCCTCGTCGCTCACGCCAGGCGGCCACAGCCGCACGTAGGGGATGGTCACCCAGTTGCCCAGCGTCTCCGTCACCACCAGCGCGCTCTTGCTGGCCGCCGGCGCCTCGCCGTGGCCGGTGTGGTCGTAGCCGAAGCTGATCAGCCCGCGGCGCTTGTAGCGCTCACCCGGCATCGGCTCGGCCCGCTGCAGGCCGGCCTCCAGGCCCACCGCCAGCGCCTTGCGGATGTGCTCCTCCCACACCCAGTTGCGCGCCTGGATGTTGCGGCACAGGAACTGCCGGATGTACTCGTCCGCCGGCAGCTGCACGCGCATGCTGGCCGCCCAGCCCGGATCCAGGATGCCCAGGCGCAGCCCCAGGTGGATGTCCACCGTCGTCAGCGGCACGTACTCTCCGGTGGCGATCAGGCTCTGCAGCACCCCGGCGCCCTTGAACACGCCGCTGATGCGGATCTCGGGCTTGAACTTCGCCGCGCCGGCATCCACGCCCAGCCGCCGCGCCGCGCCCAGCATCGGCAGAAAGCGGCTCATCAGCCGCTCCTGCGGCATGTCGTCCGTCTCCTCCAGGCTGGCGATCGTGATCGAGTCGCCGTCGATCTGGCTCATGATCCCGTAGGCGCCGCCCTTGCTGTGATTGGCCAGCTCGAAGCCCGTATCCTTCAGCTGCGGCCGGCCCTGCTTGTAGGCCACAAAGGCGCTCAGCATCGGGCTGCGGCGGATGGCCTCCAGCATGTAATCCAGGTTGTTCTGGCTCTGCTGCATGCGCGGCGCCACGATGCCGCATTCCTGGAACGGCTCGGTGGCCAGCCGCTCCAGGTTGTACATCTCCTTCACCGAGGTCTTGCCCGTGCGCCGGCAGCTGTAGTCCACCGTGTTGCGGTGGCGGTCCATCTCCAGCATCTTCAGGCACTGGATCGGATCCAGCTCCACGTTGTGCACGTGCTTGTGCCACAGCGCGTGCGGCCGCAGCCCGGTGCGCGCGTCTGGCCGGGCAAAGCGCAGGATCTCCGCCTCCGCCACGCCATGGTGGCGCACCCGCTCGGCCGCTGTCACCCTCACCGGCGGCCCCCTGCCGGGCGGGCAGACACCGCGGCGCCAACCGGCGCGGCCGCGCCGGTGGCGGCCTGGTGCTCCAGCAGCACCGGGTCCTTGGCCGCATCGGCCGCGGCGGCGCCCAGCAGCCCTGGCACCTTGTCCAGCATGGCCGCCATGCGCCCCGCGAAGGCATCCAGGCTCTCGGCTGCATGCGCTGGCACCTGCAGGCGGCCGCGCAGCTCCTCGTCCTCGTCCTCGGCCGCCTTCACCGTCATGCCCAGGTCGGCCAGGCTCAGGCCCAGCCGCGTCACCAGGTCGGCGATCGGCTTGAAAGCCGGGTTGGCCATGTACTCCATCACGTGGTGCACGTTGCCCTGCTCGTCCGTCCAGGTCAGCGCCACGCTGCGGCCGTCCTTGTCCAGCTGAACCTTGGGCACCTTCAGCACGGCCCCATCGCCCAGCACCGCCTGCAGGCACATCTGCAGGCTGGCCACCAGGGCGGCATGCAGATCGCCATGCAGCTTGTTCAGCATGCGCGGGTTGCGCTGCTCGAAGGCCGCGTGGTGCAACATGAAGATCTCGGTCTGCTTCACGCAGGCCGGCTGCTCGGCGCACCACCAGCGGTCCACATCGCAGTTGGCACAGAAGGCGTACTTGCCCGGCTTGGCCGGGAAGTAGGTGGCGGTGCGGGCAGTCAACCCGTGCTTCATGCCGTTGAAGCGGGTACGCAGGGTCTCCTCGGGCGTGGGGTGGCCGTCCAGGTTGGCCGCGGCCGCGGCCTTGCCGCTGGCTGACTTGGGCCCGGTGCTCAGCTGGTGCGCCTTCAGCAGCGCCCGCTCCCACGGCGCCTGCGGCTGGTGCTTGGCATCGCAGCCTGGGCAGTTGCCGAAGTAGGCCCACGGGTGGTGCTCCGCATCGGGGTCGGGCTCCACCAGGTCAGGCACGCTCTCCCAGGTGTGGCGGCACACGCCACAGCGGAAAGTCACCCTTTCAAGTTCCTTGGACCAATCCTTGCGCATCGTGCCAGCAGCTTGGGCCACATGGCGGGGCAGGTGCAGGGGGGCACCGCGGCACAGGTTGGCGTCGCAGCAGCTGCAGCGCCTCATGCGCCTGCGCCAGCTGGCCCTGCGGACCCTGCATCAGGGCGGCCAGGCCGGTCACCTGCACGGTGCCGTCGGCATCTCCATCGGCCGCCAAGTCCAGCAGCGTCTGCAGCGCCTGCAACGCCTGGTGCGCGCTGTCCAGGCAGGCTGCCAGTTCATCCAAGGCCGCGACCGGCCGCCGTTTGTCACACTCCATTCGTCTGGTCTCCCTTTTGCCGCCAGGTGGCAGGCGGCTGAAGGTCAGACTAGGGGGGAGCGGTGCCGCCCGGCACCCCCAAGGCGCGGGGGGCGCTGCGGACACCCTGTCAGACCTTCCACCACGCAGGCAGGGGGTAGGGCCACCTTGGGGGGATTGACTGGGCTCTTGAAAAGCGCAGTGTCAAGCGGCAAAGTGGGCTTTTGCGGAGACCCAATGCCAAGATTCACACCACTGCTCGCCTGCGTTGTTTCACTCAATGTCATGGCCGCCGGATCGATGGACCTGATCAAGAGCACGCCATGCCTGTACGAGTGGCGGTTCTGGAAGGTTGATCGCAAGTTCGGCGAGCCCTTCAAGATTCCCGAAGGTTTCACCGCAGAGCAGTGTGCGAACGCTGAGAAGGTTGATGAGCAAGTCCGCGAGCTGCAAGAGCGCGAGGAGGCCGAGCACGCGAAGCTGCTCGCGAAGCAGCAGGCCGAGCAAGAGCGGAAGGCACTGGCCTTCGCCAAACGCCCTGGAGCACGCATCGGAATGACGGCTCGCGACGTTGTCAATCGCACCAACTGGGGTGAGCCGCTCTACAAGAACACCACGATCACAGCCCGTGGCAAACGAGAGCAATGGGTCTACGAGGACCGCCAGTACCTGTATTTCGAGAATGGCCGCCTGACAGCGATTCAAACGACGGACTGAAAGGCAATGCTTCAGGTCTGGCGACACGTCATGGGTTGCAGCCCGCGCGATCACTGCTTCCCCTACGGCGTCGGGGCGTGTCCAGCGCGCACCCGTCGGCCGTCCGGTGTGCTGCCACTGCTCGTGCTGCACGGGCAGTTTGCCACCAGCACACCCAGCGGCGGCAATCCCGCGTTTCGCAGCTGCAGGCGCTTCACCGCCTGCGCCAGGCGGTTGATGGCCCGCGTGCGGGCCTGTCGCTGCCGTGGGGTGTCGGCAATGGCCACGGCCTGCAGCCGCTCGGTCAGGGTGACGATCTCGCGCGCCGCCGCGGCATAGCGGCCAGGGCTCAGCGGCGTCAAGGCGTCACCCCCACCGCCACCGGCGGGTGGCCAGCGCCATACACCCACAGCGAGACAAAGGCGCCGGCCTGCAGCTGCGCCAGCTCCTCGGCGCTGGGTCGCCAGAAGGACACCATCGCCGGCTGGCCGTCGACCATCAGCTGTGTCACCGGCAGCGCACCGCAGGGCAGCTGCTGCTGGTCCCAGCCGGCCGGCGCGCCCAGCACCAGGTTGTTGGTGGGGTGTTGCGTGCGGTCCATGTCAGAACGGGCGGTCGGTGAAACGGCGCAGGCCGCAGCGCTCGGCCATGGTGTGCAGTCGCACATCGGGCGCCGGCCGCTGCTTGCGGCGGTGCCACTCCACCTTCCACGCCCACACCGGCGGCAGCCAGCGGCCGCTGACCAGCCGGCGCGGCTCCAGCTCCTGCTGGCGCCAGTAGTCCCGGCAGGTGTGGCGCGGGTAGCGCAGGAAGACGGGCCCCACCAGCACACCAGGCGTGAAGCTGTCGGGGTGCAGGCGGCGCACGCGCACGGCCTGCAGGCGGCGGCTGCGGCGGATCAGCATGGGATGCTCTTCAGCAGGGCGCCCGTGACCATGAAGACGAACCGTTGGCCGGTTTCGTCCTCCAGCAGGAAGTCCACGCTGGACTTTCCCGACTGGGTGCCGTTGCGTACAACCACCACGTTCTTCACTTCGATGGGCTTGATCGGCCAGCCGCCTGGCTGCGCGGCGTTGTAGTCGAAGCCTCGCGCGATCGCGTCGGCCGCGTCCTCGCAGATGGTGACGGTCAGATGGGTGTGCAGAGGGTTGGTCATGGTGTTGGGTGACGTGTTGGTGATCAGGCAGTCCTCGCACAGCAGCAGCCGCTCGGCGTTGCTGCGCGGGTCCTGCGCGTGGCGTCCGCAGTTCATGGTGCAGACCTTGGTCTGCGGGTTGAAACCGGCCAGCGCCTGCGGATCTGCGCGCGGCCAGTGGATGGGTGCATGTGCAGGCGGTTGCTTTCTGGTGGCCATCAAGCCCTCTGCCCTGTCGGTGCGGGCGGCTCCACTCGCCAACCGCGCGATCGCAACAGCGCCGCTGCGCGCTCCACGTCGCTGCCATGCCAGCCGGCCACCAGCTGCCAGCGGCCGGCGTGGAAGGTCACCTGCCCACGGCTGCGGGGCGCCTTCAGAAGACCCCACACCTGGCGCGGCGTCAGGTCGGTGCACACAGCCAGCCTCAGCGTGGTAGCAGTGCACGCCTCGGCCAGCTCGGCCAACAGGAGGGCCAGCTTGGTGCCGGGGCGCGCGGATGTGATATCACCTGCAGCGCTGACGGCAGATGGCGGCCGCGGCGCCCGCAGCAAGGCATCCCAGGGGCTGGCAACCCGGCGTTCGGTTGTCGCGGCGGCGGGCATCAGAACAGCTCCAGCGTGTTCGCCCTGGCCCGCCGGGTGGCGGCCGCAGTGATGACGTGGTGCTTGGCGTCGTAGGCCAGGTGGTGCCGCTGGCACCAGGCGCGCAGGTTGTCGTCGGCGCAGTTCTCGGGCTGGTGGTCCAGGTGGGCGATCGTCAGCACGATCTTGATGATCTTGATCTTGCCGCCGTCGGCGCAGGCGATGCGGTCACCCACCTTGGCGCCGGCGGCCCACAGGCTCGCAGGCAGGTCCACCCAGCGGGCGTCCAGCCAGTAGCCGGTCACACCGTGCCGGGCGCGGCAGCCTGGATGCTCGCATCGCCAGTTGGCGCGCTTCAGGATGCGCTCGCGCACCTGCTTCCAGTCGGCGGGGTAGCGGTGGCGGTTCTCGGGCTTGATCGGCATCGCTCAGCCTCTGCCCGGCAGCAGGGGCAGCATGGGCATCGCCGCCCAGGCCACCGGCGGCGACATCGGGCTGCCGTGGGCGTCAACCCAGTAGTCCTCCAGCCATGCGCCCAGCTCCGCCGGGCCGTGGGCGTCGGGCCACACCAGCACATCCTCGTCGACGATCGGCATGCTGTCCGGCGCCACCGGAAACGCCAGGATGGCCATGGTCAGCACCGGGCCCGTCATGCCACATCCCGCACCCGGCGGCCCATGGGGAAGTCGATGTCGCGCAGCCCCAGGTCGGCCAGCGGCGTGTGGAACAGCTGCAGCGCCCCCTTGCAGGGGTGGAACGGCAGCGGCCGCGGGTTGGCCAGCCGCCAGGCGATGGCGCCGGTGTACCAGGGCGAATCGCTGTCGTCCGCGCAGCCCAGCAGGTCCACCATGCCCACGATGCCGCCGCGCTCAATCACCTCGAGCTCGGGCACCAGGATGCCCATCTCCTCGTGCAGCGTCTCGCGCAGCTCGGCGTACTCGCGCTTGGCCGCGGTCTTGCTGGCATGGATCAGCAGCGGGCCCACGTAATCGGTGGACCACTCGCGGTTCTCCACGTCCTTGTGGCCCTGGATGATCAGCCACGCCCAGGGCTGGCGGATGCTCAAGCTGCGCATGAAGCCACTCTTTGCAGGCTGGCGCCGGCGCTGGCCGGCAGCAGGTGGCGGTGCGTCTCGCCGCGCAGGATGCGGCTCACCACCGTGTTGCTCAGGTTCAGGCTGCGCGCGATCGCGCGCTGGGTGGTGCCGGGCCCGGCGGCCTGGCGCACCGCCTGCACCACCTCGGGCGGGGTGTCGCGGTGGCCTGCCGCGGCGCGGGCCTTCGCGGCGTTGGCCACGTTGGCGGCAAATGCCGCGCCGCTGCGCTTAAAGACTCCGCCCTTCCCTGCCAGGCGGTTCAACTCGCTGTGGCTGTTACAGGCGCGCACGTGCACCGGGCACACGCAAGCCGGGTTCCAGCAGGCCATGTAGGCCACACGGCTGCCCAGGTTGGTGCCGTGGGCGATGTACCAGGTGGCGCGCGGGCCGCTCAGCACCCGCTTCTCCATGTCGTCCAGGTGCAGCGTCCAGATCCGGGGCGATCCCTTGATCTTGGCGGCCTGCCAGATCCAGCAGTGCGTGATCGGGTCGACGATGCTGCGGGCGCGCAGGTCGGCGATGGTGGCCACGCCGCGGCGGGGGGTGTCGGGGGCGCCCATCACCGTTCCCACTGGCGATCGCGCGCCACCTCGGTCCAGCCCTTGGCGGCCGTCCAGCGCACCAGCACGATCGGCAAGACCTCGGCCGTGCAGATCCGCAGCGTCGTGCGCTCGCCGCCCAGCTCGCCCAGCAGCTGGCCCGCTGCCCGGGCCTTGTCAGCCGCCTCGCCGTCGGCGGCGTCAAAGCTGGCCAGCTGCTTCCAGCTGCCGCTGTTGTTCAGCTCCAACCGCACCGGCCGGGTCGCCTCAGTTCCTGTGACCATGGTCATCACCCCTTCAACAGGTGCCGGGTCACCCCGGCGATGGCGTTGCCCGGCGTGGCCGGGTTCTCTTGCGCGGCGGGCGGCAGCGCCGGCGGCGCCGGCGGCTGTTCCAGGAACTGGCTGCGCGCCGCGGCCTCGGTGGCCTTCACGTACTCCACCTCCACCTTCGCGCTGTTCACGATCACCTGGCTCAGGTCGCTGATCTGGCGGGCCTGGTCCAGGCTCACAGCCCCGCTGCGCACGCCGTCAATCGTCTCGAACAGCCGGCGGCGCAGGTCATCAATGCCGTATGTCATGGCTGGGGGTTCTCCTTTGCCTTGCGGTTGATCGCCCTCACCAGCTGGCCACGCAGGCGGGCCAGGTCTGCCAGCTCGGGCGGCAGGTTTTGGATGCTGTTGCGGCGGGCGTTCTCGGCCTTGGTGATGCACTCCAACGCATCGGGGGTGATCTCCTCCAGCACCGTCGTCCTGCGGCCGGGCTTGAACACCACCATGTGGCCCTCGGGCACTGGCCCGTTGGCGGCCTCCCACACCAGGCGGCTCACGGGCTTCCAGCGCACGTTCGGCGGGCCAGGCAGGTCGGTCACCTTGCGCTCGAGCGCCTGGTCGGCGTTGTTCAGGCGATAGCTGCCGACTGGCACCCAGTTGTGCGGCATCGTCCCGGGCTTGATCTGTGTCTCGGCAGACCGGCCGCCAGCCACCCAGCCTTTCACGCCCTTGTTCGGTGGCACGCTGCCCTTGCTGAAGCGGTGCCTGTGGAACGGGTGATCGCCCCGGCCCAGCAGGTCGCGCCGGGCCTGCTCGGCCACAAATCCTGGCGCCTTGCTCAGCTTGAGCCTGCGGGCCTTGGCGTGCACCTGTGACACCGGGCGCTCCAGGATGGCTGCAATGGTTGTGGCGCTGGTCTTGGGATACACCTGCCGCAGCCAGGCCTCGTCGGCCTCAGACCACCGTCTGTGCGGCGTGGTCCGGATGCCCTTGGATTTGGTCATCGCCTTGCTCCTCGGCACCGCGCTCAGTGCACCTGCCCAGCCGCAGCCACCAGGTGCGCCGCCTCCGCCTCCGCGTGGAAGGCGTGCATCTCCAGCGCCAGGCTGCACAGCAGCTGGGCGGCACGCTCGGGCTGCTTCTGCTCCACGGCCTGCCGGGCCGCCACCTGCTGGATGCTGTAGGCCAGATAGCCGCCCGACATGAAGACCCGGCGCACCAGCTCCTGCAGATCGGGCGAGGCGCTGGCCAGCGCGGGCATTGCCAGCATCCTGGCCAAGCCATCGGCCATGGTGGGCGGGCTGGCCAGGCTGTGCTGCTCGGCCGCTTCGTGGTTCGTCGTCGTCGTGTCCATGCTGTTCCCTTGTCGCTGTCGTCAGTGCGGCGCTTTTTCCACCGGGCGCGCCGCGCTCAGCCCGTATTGCTCCAGCGCGGCCAGGCTCAGCCCGACCATGTGCGCCACGCGCCTGCCGTTGCAGGTGCGCTCGATGTCGTCTTCCGCCACCACGTTGGCCGTCATCAGCTGGCGCTTGAAGACGCGATCGCTCTTCACCGGCAGGTGGTCCCAGAACTCACGCAGGCTGTGCTCGCTGCTGATGTGGTCCATCACATGGCTGGTGCGCACGGCCAGGAAGGCCTCGCCCTCGTCCGTCTCGTCGAAGAGGAACGGGTGGCGGAAGTTGCCGCGGCTGATCTCGCTCAGCAGCTTGTCCACGATCCACACCCACGGCTCGCGGTCGGCCTTGCTGTCGGCGATGTGGTTGTTCATCTGCGCCACCAGGTCGCCGATGAAGCCGCCCTGCGCCAGGTCCACCTCGCAGAAGTCGCACATCAGCACCCAGGCCGCGCGCACCGTGCTGTAGTTCGTCAGGATCCGCTCGGCGCCGGCGTCGTCGGCCGCGGCCGAGCAACTGGCGCGCATCTCCTCCATGCAGGTGGCGTGCAGGTCCTGCACCCGGGCCTTGGGCAGCTGGGCCAGAAACTCCAGCCACTGCCGCACCGGAAACACCGGCAGGTCCTCCGGCATAAGCTGCCCGCGCATGGCCTTGCTCAGATGGTTGCGCACCACCTTGCCCTGCAGCGTGGCCACAGGCACATCCTCGCCGGCCAGCAGCACCGGCGCGCAGATCAGGAAGTCCTTCAGCTCCGCACCGCGGCGGGTGTGGCTGTACTGGTAGGCCTCCTGCAGGTTGGCCAGCGCCTTGTTGATCAGGTCCTGCTTGTTCGCGCTCAGCTCGCCCCAGCCCACCGGGTGGCTGGTGTAGCTGCAGCTGGTCAGGATGCGGAACTCCGTCTGCATGCTCTGGCGGCTGAACACCGTCATGCCGATGGCGCGCTCCAGCCGCTTCAGCACCGTGTCCTTGCCCGTGCCCTTGTCGGCCTGCATCACAAAGTGCGGCCAGAACCCCAGAAACGCCTTAAGGTGCGCGCCCAGGGCCCACACCAGCATCATGGCCACGCCGTTGCGGCTGAAGGTCTGCTGGAACGCGCCCAGCACCTGCCGGCCGGTGGCCCGCGGGCCTGAAGGGAACACCAGGCCGCTGTACGGGCACTGCTGCGCCGGGTCGGTGAAGAAGCAGTCGGGCCCCTCGTTCACCACCGGCCGGCCATGCCGCCAGGCCAGGCCCACGAAGTTCACCGCGTCACGCGCGCCAATGTCGGCCGCCCGCTCCATGATGTTGACCATCCGGCTGAAGTTGGCCGGGCTGAACACCGGGCCCAGCTTCTTCCACTGCTCCACGTTGTGCAGCTGCTCGTCGGCCACCACGCGGCGCAGCAGCTTCGAGCCGTAGCGCGGCACCTGCACGCTCACGGCAAAGATGGTCGACGGGCTGCTGTCCTTGTCGCCCGTCATGGTGCTGGTGGGGCTGGCGATCGTCACCCGGCTGATGCCCGCCACCCGGAACCCGGCCACGTTGCTCAGCGTCAGCTTCTCGCGGCCGTCGTTGTCTTCGCTGGGCTCCTCATACTTGTCCACGTAGCTGGTGAAGTCGGGCCGCACGCGGAACCGCCAGTACACCTGGCTGTCATGGAAGGGCAGCCAGATCCGCGGCTTGCCCCGGTGCTCCTTGCCCGGCATGCCGGGAATCAGCCAGGTCTCCAGCTTCTGCAGGGCCGTGGCCAGCCGCTCGGCGCCATGGGCCTGCAGGTAGTCGTTGATGTCCTTGATCGGCTCGCCGTCGTCGTCCTTCCAGTCCTCCATGTCCACCAGCAGCGCCGGCACGTCCAGCGCCATCAGCGCCTCGTGCGCGGCCCAGGCGGCCATCAGGCCGGCGCAGTAGCCGGCCTTGGGGCCATGCTCCAGGGGCTTGTCGTTGTCCATGGCCAGCACCACCTGCTTGCCGATGAAGATGCGCCAGTCCATGCTGGCCACGCTGCCCGTGCCCCGGGTGGCCACCGCCGCAGTGCCGGGCAGCGCGCAGGTGTCGATGCTCAGCGCGTTGGTCGCGCTCTCCACCACGTACACCCGGCGCGCCGCATGGAAGCGGCGCCAGTCGCTGCACCAGGGGGCGCCCTGCTTCTCGCCCTGGCTCTGCGTCTTCATGCCGCCGTTCAGCGCGGCGTCGATGTAGCGCATGTCCACCGCCACCACATCGCCGGTGTCCGGCGTGCGCACGATGGTGGCCACCGCCGGCCCGCCGTGGTTGATCTCGCCGGCCGGGAACTTCGGGTTGGTGTAGTCGTTCAACCCCAGCGTGCCGCGGTCGATGGCGTGGGCAATGGCCTTGTCGCTGATGCCGCGGCCCGTCAGGTAGGCCTGCAGCTGCTCGCGCTTGCCGGCGTCTCGCACGTTGGCCTGGCAGTTGTCGGCGATCCACTCCACCTTGGTGCGCTCGCGCCGCTCGGCCGGCCGGCCAGGCGTGTCCACCACGATGCGGTACATCTCGCCCAGCGCCTTCAGCGCCTCGCGGAAGTCGCAGCCCTGCACGTGCATGTACAGGTCGATCGGGCCGCCGCCCTCGTCGGTGCTGAAGTCCTTGAAGTAGCTGCGCCCCTCCTTGCGGTAGCAGCTCAGGCTGGGCATCTTGTCCGCGTGGTGCGGGCTCTTGAAGTTGCCGCGCTCGCCCGGCCGGGCCAGCTTGAGGCGGATGGCCAGATCCTCGCAATCCACCCGTGCGTTGATCTCGTCGGCCAGTGATGGTCTGTTGCTTGTCATGAGGTGGGTGGCATGCCGCCTGGTGGCGGTCGGGTTGTTTGGCGGTCGGGTGGGCGGGGGCTAGAACAGCGGTGGCGTGCTGGCCTCTGCCCGGGCCTGGCGGGCCAGCTGCTTGGCCTGCACCGCATCGATGGCGGCCCGCTTCGCCTTCAGATAGGCCTGCAGGGCATCGCGGCTGTTGGTGCGGCGCTGCCAGCGCCAGGCCTCCCACACGGCCTCGCGCAGCGCCTTGGGCACCATGCGCCAGTGGTCGGCGCACATCAGGTGGCCACGCTTCACCAGGTGCTGGCAGCCCACCGCCTGGCAGCCGTACTGCGCGGCGGCCTTCATGTGCCGCCCTCGGTGCTGCCCTGGCGCAGCGCAGGCATGCTCAGCTGCAGGGCCACCGTGGCGCTGCAGGTCAGCCGCCAGCCCAGCGGGCCATGCAGCGCATCGCCGGCAAACTGCATGTCGTCCATCAGCACATCGGCCACCCAGAACGGCACGCCCAGGGCCGTGGCCAAGGCGCCGGTGGTCATCGACTGGCGGGCCTCGCTCAGCAGCTGCACGGCGCGCGGCCGCAGCGCAGACACGTTCCACACCTCGGTGCTGTGGTCCCAGCACCAGGGGCCGGCATCGCTGTCGGTGGGGCCGGGCGTGAAGGGTTGGTCGCCTGTCATGCCTGCAGCCACTTGTCCAGCGCGGTGCTCAGCCGCAGCATGCCGTCCAGGCCCTCATAGGGTAGGTCCAGCTCGGCCATCACCAGCTGCTGGCTGCCGTCGGCCTGCGGCACCTGCATGGCCAGGCCCACCGCGGCGCGGGTCTTGTCCGCGGCCTGGCCGGCCACCGCGGCGCGCCGGTGGCCGCCGCGCACCAGCATGCGCACCGCCCGCCGGGCGTACAGCGTGCCGCCCAGCCGGTATTCCTGCGCCCGGGTGTTGAACAGCACCGTGCCGGCCACCACCAGGTCGGTCAGCTCGTCGTCGACCACGCCGGCGCCGAAGGGCAGGCCGGCAGCCAGCTCAGCCCTGCCCATCCAGCCACCATGCTCGGCCAGCCGGCGGGTGATGGCCTGTCCGCAGCGGCCCGTCATCGCCCTGCTCTCCCCGGCACCGGGCGGAACAGCGGGCGCACGGGCAGCCGGTCGGTGCTGCGCAGCCGCAGCGTGGACAGGTACAGCGCCTCGCCGTACAGCGCCAGGGCCAGGTCAGCCGCCTGGCCGCCGGTGCAGCCGCTCAGCACCATGCAGCGGCGCCGGCGCTGGCAGTCCATGTGCGTCACGCGCCAGTCCATGCGGCCCCCGCAATGTCGGCACGGTCGGCCGGCGCTGCCGGCGCTGCGGCTGCCGGCTGCGGCCGGGCAGGCACCTGCACCGGCAGCGGCGCGCGGCCAGCTGTGGGCAGGTTGGCGCGGGTGCAGGCGCCCTTCAGGCCAAACGCCCAGGCCATGTGTTCCAGCCGGGCGCCGAAGTCGGTGCGGCCGTAGGCGCGGTTCAGCACCTCGTGGATCTCGGCGGTGAAGGTGCGCGCGGCATCGGCCGCCAGCACGTCGATCGCGGCGCGCAGCAGGCCCTGGTCCAGCCGGCGCAGCTCCGTCACCGCGAAGGGGAAACGCGGCCCGTTGTACAGGCTCAGCAGCAGCCGTGCGCACACGCCGCTCTGGCCGGTGTCACCCTGCGCCACGTTCCACAGCGTGGCCAGGCTGCGCAGCAGTTCGATGCCGGTTGCCATGTCACACCCCCGCCGCGGCGCTGCTGGCGGCCAGCTGCTCAGCCGCCTTGCGCGGCAGCCGGCCGCCGGCCGTGGCCTGCAGGGCCTGCACGTAGTCCACCCGCGTCATCTGGGTGTAGATGCCCGTGCTGCTGATCGACGCATGGCCCAGCGCCTGCTGTGCCACCTTCAGCGGGTTGTCGGCGCGGCTGCGCTTGATGATGTTGAAGCCCCGGCTGTGGCGCAACCAGTGCGGGCTCACCTTCAGCTTCAGGCCGGCGGCCTGTGCCCACTCGGCAATGCGGGCCTGGTAGCTGCGCACGCTCAGCGGCGCGCCCTGCCGGCCCCAGATCAGCGGCGGCTCGGGCACCAGCTCGAGCGGGGCGCGCTGCATGCGCTGCAGCTTCAGCAGCTCGGTAAGGCTGGCGCGCACCGGCTCGGTCACCAGGTAGCTGTGGCCCTTGCGCACGCCCTTGCTGCTGGCCTTGCGCTGGTGCGGCGCCACCACCAGCCAGCCGGTGGCCAGCGCCTGCTCAGCCTGGCGCGCGGTGAAGCTGGCCAGCTCGGCCACCCGGGCGCCCGTCTCCAGCAGCAGCCGCATCCAGTGGTAGTCCCGCTGCGCCAGCGGGTCGTTGCTGCGGCGGGCGGCCATCAACAGGGCCCGCTGCTCGCTCTCGTCCAGGAATCGCTTCAACATGTCCATGGCTCGCTCCTTGTGGTTGGTGCCCCGGCGGGGCGTCTCTCTCGTCCAGCCAGCCGCCCAGGCACAGCAGTGCCATGGCCGATGCGGCTGCGCCGATCCACGCGCCCCGGCTCACGGGGCCGCGTGTGATGGGGTGGTGGCGGCCGCACCTACCGCGCCTGCTGCGCCGCCCGGGCCCGCAGCGCCTGCCGGCTGCAGGCCAGCAGCACATGCCGGCGCTGCGGGCAGGCCAGCAGGTCGCTCAAGCTGCTGAACCGCCGCCTGAAATACGGCCGCGCCAGCCAGATCCGCTGCACCTCGGCCAGCAGCTCGTCGGCGCTTGGCTCCAGCGGCAGGCACTGCTGCGGCGGGCTGCACCGGCGCGGTGGCCAGGCCGGGGGCTTGCTGGGCTGTGGCATGGGCGTCCTCCTTCTGCTTCAGGCGGGCCATCAGGTCCGGCATCACCAGGCCCAGCAGGCGCTGCACCATGGCTGCACCGCCGGGCACGGTGCCTAGGGGCCGGCGGTGCACCACGCGGCGCTGGGTGGCCGGCGTGGCGGGGCTCGGGTGGGGGTTGGCGGGGGCGGCCATGGCATCAGCCCCGCTGGCCGGCCTGGGCCGGCGCGTCGTCCACGTAGTCCTCCAGGCGGTGCAGCAGCGTCATCAGCGCGGCCACCACATCCATCGCCTCGCCGCGGATGCGGGCCAGCTGCTCCAGCGTGAAGCGGCGGCTGCGCAGCCCCTCGGCCAGCGCGGTGCAGAACTCGCCGTGCTCTGCCCCGGTGCTGGCCAGCAGGGTCAGCAGCTCTTCATCGCTGGCCTGGGCCTGGCCGGAGGTGTCGAAGGTGGCCAGACCGAAGGTCTCGGCCAGAGCCTGCACCACGCGCAGATCGCCGGTGATCTCGGTCACCAGCACCACATCGCGCAGCGTGGGCTGGTTGTGGGTGTCGTCGCCGGCCTCGGCCTTGTTGTAGAGCGTGCCCGGCCGCAGGCCCATGCGGGCAGCCAGGGCGGGCACGTTGCCCGACAGCATCACCGCCTGGCGGAATGCCTCGAAGACATCGGCAGCGTGCTGCCGTTGCAATGCGTACTTGTTGACCACGGATGGCTCCCGGTGGTGGATTCATTTGTGCCCGGGCGCGCGGCCGGGCAAAGTTGCGGCATGGCTCACGACTCAATCAACCGGCGAACGCGCACAGTTTCGAGATTTCGTGATAACGCTTTGGCCTACCCCGCAGGGGTGGCGGCAGCAATCGGGGCCGGCATTCCGAGCACGGGAGCGGCCTTCAGGCTCTGCTCCAGCCGCACCCGCATCTCAGCACTGCGCGAGCGGTGCCCCGCCTTTGCTGCCCGGTCCAGCCTCTTGATCAGATCCTTCGGCACCCGCGCCGCCAGGATCTGTTCCTTCTCGTCTTTCATTGCGTGTCACCTTTCGCGATTGCGTTGTTAAACGTTATCTCGAAACAACACGAAATGCAACGGTGTTAAACAAATAAACTGCACCGCATGGGGAGACCGCAGAAGTCAGACGGTGAACGGGTGCGGGACATCACCCCAACGGGCATTCGTCTGCCACCGGAAATCCGGGCGGCCCTGGAGCGCGAGGCATCGATCAACGGGCGCACCCTCAGCGCCGAGATCATCCGCAGGCTGAAGCTCAGCCTTGAGGTGGCTCACTTCTCTGCCGTGCTCCAGGCCGGCGAACCAGAGAGGGCGATGGCAGCCGAGCCCGTGGCCTCTTATCAGCGGCCGATCACAGACGCACAGCGCATGCTGCTGGCGCTGTTCGATTCGATGGGCCCCGACAAGCAGCTTGCGCTGCTGACAGTGCTCAAGCGCTGAGCGCGATCACCGGCCCTTGGCCGGTCCGCACACCCGCCACCGCGGGCAGCTGCTCAGCCCATGCCCGGCCGTCTTGCACAGCGGGCACACCGTGCCTGCACGGCTCAGGTGCAGGCCTTGGGGTTGGCCTGGCAGGCAGGCGGGCGGGTCGCCTGGTCGGGCGCCTCGTCCTCCGGATCGCCACCACCGCAGCCCGCCATGGCCACCATCACCAGCACGGCCAGCACCACCCACAACACCGCTGCACGCATCAGTCTGCCCCCCTGTCGACGGGCGCAATGTAGGCATCTGCAGCTGCTGCAGCGGCATGGGTGGAAAGCTGCGCAGTGGCCCAGCAGGTGGGTTGCGCTGCCTCAGCGGGCATTGCGCCGCAGGGTGCCGGCTGGCGGCCCGTGCCGCCAGCGCGGCGCCGACAGCAGCAGCGCCCCCAGCACGCCGGCCGCGTGCGCGGCGCCGCCATAGCCCGGGCCGGCCACCAGCGACAGGGCCAGCCCGAACACCAGCCCCGCCAGCTGCACCAGGTGCTGCCAGCGCACCGGCGGCAGGGTGTCCGGCGTCATGGCACCGGCGCGGCAGATCAGCACGCCGCAGGCGCACAGCACCGCGGCCACGTAGAGGATCAGTCCCAGCGTCATGTCATTGGTCTCCCAGCTTGCGCTCGGCCCTGCGGCGCAACAGCCCCACGGCCCAGGCGGCCACGGCGGGCCAGTCATGCCCCACGCCGGCAATGGCCAGTGCCACTGGCACCAGCGTGTAGCGGCTGGGCACCAGCCAGCCGGCGTGTGATGCCACGGCCTCGATCAGGTAGGCCACCGATCCGGTGGTCAGCACGGCCAGCGCGGTCAGCAGCGCCACCATGCCCAGCGCCCGCCACCGGCCCATCTGGTCGGGGTGGCGCATCACCGCAGCCACCGCGCCCACCATGCCGGCCGCGGCGATCACGATGTACGGGCCCAGGTAGCCGGCGATCTCGCCGCTGGCGAAAGTGGCCACCATGGCCGTGGCCACCGTCACGATGTCGATGCGGGGGTCTGGCGTGGTGCTCATCGCGTCGGGTCGCTTTCACTCGGTGGGCGCTGCCTGCGTCAGCCCTGCCGGCCCAGGTGTTGCGATGGGCCCGGCAGGTAGGTGGTGGCCAGTGGGGCGCCGTGCGTCAGCCGCCAGGCCTCGACGTAGCCATCGGTGGTGGTCAGCACCAGCTCAGTCTTGCCGTCGCCGTCCATGTCGCCCAGGTACGGCACACCTTCGATTTCGCCCTTGGTGTAGAGCACGCCCAGCCGGCGGCCTGTGGCGGCGTCCACCGCATGCAGGGTGCCGCGCATGTCGCCCTGCAAGATGGCCAGCGCGCCGGTGCCCAGCAGATCGTGCGCCAGCGGGCTGCTGTTGCACATGATCGGGGCCAGCAGGAGTTGCCACAGGGTGTTGCCCTGCCGGTCGCGGCACCACAGGGTGCCGTCATCGCTGGCAGAGAAGATGCGGGGGTAGGTTTCGCTGGCCAGCAGCACCGGCACGCTGGCCGCGTTGACCTCGCCATAGCCCCAGGCGCGCGACTGCGTGCTTTCGTGCTCAATCGTGCCGGTGGCCGCGTCCAGCACCATCATCCGGCCGTTGCGGCCCGAGATGATCAGCTCCAGCGCGCCGTCGCTGTCCAGGTCGGCCGCCCACATGAAGGCATCCACCGCGCCTGTGCTGGCCGTCCACACCACCGCGCCGGTGGCCGCGTTGAGGCTGCGCACCGTGCCGTCCACGCTGCCCACGATGCACCGAAGATTGCCCGCCACACTGATCACCAGCGGGTAGGGCTCGATGTTCTCCAGGGTCGCAAACTTCCATTGCAGCGCGCCGGTGGCAGCAGCCAGCTTGTAGACATGGTTGTCAAAGGACGTGGCGTAGAGGTAGTACGTGCCCCCCTCGTTGACCAGCACGCCCGCATGCTGAAACACGGTGTCGCTGCCGTACTTTGGGTCGATCACGTAGGTGTCGCCGGCCGCTGGTGCCGGGCTGAATGCCGCCGTGGTCAGCGTGATGCCGTCACCGCCGTTGGCAGTGATCAGCTTGCTCTGGCCACTGGCTGCGCCGCTCGTGAAGCGCACGCTGGCATTCAGGCTGCCACCGCCCAGCCGCAGGAAGGCATTCACAGCCCAGGCCTTGGTGCTGTCCTTCAGGGTGGTGGCGCCAGTGCCTGCGGTTGCGGTGCCCGATGCCTCGC